CAATAGGTTGACTAGACTAACTATTTTATGTATAATTAATACTTTAATAGGAGATTCCAATGACTGCGGATATAATAATTGATGGTAACAGACATTTTAATAGTGATGAAAAGAACAAATTAAAACAACTAATCAACGAAGGAATGGCTGTAACATCCGAAGTAGAAACATTACAGAGTGGTCTTCGTGACACAGTTAAAGCTATAGGCGAAGAACTTAGTATTAAACCAAGTGTTATCAACAAGGCAATAAGAACGGCTTTTAAAGCAGAATACACACAACAACGTTCAGATTTTGAATTATTAGAAAGTATTTTAGAAGCCACAGGCAAAACTATTTGAAGTTAGATTGGCATAAAACAGTCGGTTTTGTTACAAATGACTGGCATAGTAATCACTTAAGATTTATTTTAGAAGTTATAAATTGGTTTGGAAATTTAGTTATGGCATTGACATTTGCTGTTACTGTTCCAGATGTACCATTACATTATCTTTATCCTGGATTTATATGTTTATTATGTATTAGTACCTATTCTGCAATATCTAGGGGTAGCTTTGGATTATTGATAACTACTATTACTATTTTACTAATAGACATAGTTGGTTATTATAGATTAATAATAATTACAGATTCGTTCACTTAAAGAACAAGAACAAGGTAGGTCAGCCATAAATGACTAGGAGAATATGAGTTATATTGATGCAATAATTGATCGACAGAATGATCGTATATGTGTAGTCGAACGTATTAATGGCGAGCGAATATTTAAAGAATATCCTGCAGAATATATATTTTATCTCGAAGACCAAGCTGGTAAGCATAAATCAATTTATGGTGACCCTGTATCAAGATTCCGCACAAACAATAGTAGAGAATTCCACAAAGAACTTAAAATACATAGTGATAGGAAAATCTTTGAATCTGATATTAATCCTGTCTTTCGATGTCTAGAAAACAATTATTTAGGTAAAGAAGCACCTACAATTAATATATGTTTCTTTGATATTGAGGTTGACTTTGATCCGGATAAGGGATATAGTAGACCCGAAGATCCATTCAATGCAATCACTGCTATTAGTTTATATTGTAATTGGTTAGATAAATTAATTACTTTAGTTATACCACCCAAAACAATGCCATGGGACCTGGCAGAAAAAATTGTGGCTGAATTTGAAAATTGTTATATGTTTGATAAAGAAGAAGACCTATTAGAAACATTTCTAGGTTTAATTGACGATGCTGACATACTTAGTGGATGGAATTCAGAAGGGTATGATATACCTTATACAGTTAATCGTATTACTAGAGTTCTAAGTAAGAACGATACTAGACGTTTTTGTTTATGGGATCGACTACCAAAGAAACGTACATTCGAACGTTTTGGTGCAGAAAACCTAACCTTTGACATAATTGGCAGAGTACATCTAGATTATATGCAATTATATCGAAAATACACATATGAAGAACGTCATAGTTATAGTCTTGACGCCATTGGTGAATATGAATTAGAAGAACGTAAAACACCATATGAAGGCACGTTAGATCAATTATATAATAAAGATTGGAAAGTATTCATAGAATATAATAGACAAGACACTATATTATTAAAAAAACTAGATGCGAAATTAAAGTTCATAGATATTGCAAATGAACTTGCTCATGCTAATACAGTATTACTACAAACAACCATGGGTGCTGTTGCTGTAACAGAACAGGCTATTATTAATGAAGCACACGAACGTGGGCTTGTGGTGCCTAATCGCAAAGAAAGACTTACTGACGTAAAAACTACTGCGGCAGGTGCTTATGTTGCATATCCTAAAAAAGGTTTACATGATTACATAGGTGCTATAGATATTAACTCACTTTATCCAAGTGCTATTCAAGCATTGAATATGGGTAATGAAGCTATTGTTGGACAACTACGTCCAACTATGACAGAAAGATATATAGATGAAAAACAAGATAGCGGTAAAAGTTTCGCTATGAGTTGGGAAGGATTATTTGCTACATTAGAATACACCGCAGTAATGAATAAAGAAATAGGTACAGAAATTATAGTTGATTGGGAAGATGGTAAAAATGATACTTATTCTGCGGCAAAACTTTGGAAAATGATCTTTGATGACCGCCGGCCATGGATGCTATCAGCTAACGGTACTATTTTTAGTAGTGAAACAAAAGCAGTCGTTCCAGAATTACTACACCGCTGGTATAAAGAACGTAAAGAATTACAAGTAAAATTACGTGAAGCAACAACACCAGAAGATATAGAATTTTGGGATAAGAGACAATTAGTAAAAAAGATTAACTTAAACAGTTTATATGGTGCAATTCTAAACCCTGGCTGTAGATTTTTTGATAAACGCATTGGACAAAGTACAACATTAACAGGAAGAACTATTACAAAACATATGGACGCTCATGTAAATCAGGTTATTACTAATGATTATGATCATGTTGGCGAAACAATTATATATGGTGATACTGATAGTTGTCATTTTTCAGCATATGAAGTACTTAAACCTGAGATAGAAAAAGGTAATATAGAATGGAATAAAGAATGTGCTATTGCATTATATAATAATATTGCTAATAATGTAAATAATAGTTTTCCTGATTTTATGAAAAAAACATTTCATTGTCCAGAAGAAAACGGCAAATTAATTAAAGCTGGATTAGAATTGGTAGCTATACGTGGTTTATATATTACAAAAAAACGTTATGCATTAATGGTATATGATATTGAAGGACGACGTTTAGATGTTCACGGGGATGGTGGAAAAATTAAAGCAATGGGTCTTGATTTAAAACGTACAGATACACCTCCGGTAATACAAAAGTTTTTAAGTGAAATACTCGAAGGTGTATTAACAGGTAGTGAGAAAGGTGTAATAATTGAAAAAATATTACAATTTAAGCATGATTTTCATAACAGACCCGGGTGGGAAAAAGGTACTCCTAAACGTGTTAATAACTTAACCAAATATACCAAAGAAGAAAAAAGAATAGGTAAAGCTAATATGCCCGGACATGTTAGAGCTGGTATGAATTGGAATACACTAAGACAAATGAACGGGGATAAGTATTCAACACAAATAGTTGACGGAATGAAAGCTATTATATGTAAACTTAAACCTAATCCATTACAATGGACTAGCATAGCATATCCAACAGATGAACTGTATCTACCCGACTGGTTTAAAGAATTACCATTCGACGATGCCGCAATGGAAACTGCTATTGTAGATCAAAAAATAAAGAATTTATTAGGTATACTAGATTGGGATTTAGCCGCGGCTACAAATACTGCAAACACATTTAATAGTTTATTTGACTTCGAATGAAATTAAGTAAGATAGTAGAATATAAAATTAGATTACAACAACATGATCTATCAGTTATTGGTAAAATAGCTAACGAAATGATGATGCTTGTTGGATCTGAAATAGGCGATGAGATTTACGAAAAAGAATTTAAAGATTGTGGTAAAGACATATTAAGAAGTGTTGATGTAATTATAGAAAATTATAAAAACTATATACAATCTGTACAAGAACAAATATCTACTCTAGAGGAAGATTATTATAAGCAATCTCTTAAGGTATATACAGATCAAACTGTACTTGAAGAATACCACAGTATAATGTCACAAACTTTTTTCTTAGAAGAAGATACCAGGGAATATTTAGAAAGACGCCTAGACAAATATACTAATTGGATTTATCCAGGATTACAGATATCACCAATATTTGGAGGCAAAGATTTAACTGACGCTATGGTTAGTTTAGATCCGTTGTATCTAGTAGACTATCAACAAACATTAGTAAATGAAATAACAAAACAATATAACCTTACATATAGACATAGATTACGTTCCTATATTATGAAACGTTATGATTCTAATAATACAAAACAAATTTTATTTCCAAAATTACCAATAGAACAATTTGGATTTATATTAGCCTGTAACTTTATGGATAAATTTCCTTTACCTGTAATTGAGGCTTATTTGTTAGAAATATTTAATTTATTAAGACCTGGTGGTGTAATGCTATTTACATTTAATGATTGTGATATTCCGCATAATATACAATTAGTTGAGCAAGGGTATCGTCCGTATACACCTGGTAAAGAAGTAAGAAAGTTAATAAAAAAACTTGGCTATGAAATATTAAATCATCATTCAGAAAGTTATGGTATTGCTTGGTTTGAAATTAAAAAACCTGGAGAAATAAAATCATCAAGAGGCGGACAACCATTAGGAAAGATATGTCATTATCCTATTCCTATAAAAAAAGAACATAGTTATTTAGGACGTGATCGTGGTGAATTTAGTACAGAGGAAAATTATAAAAAAAATGATTTGGTTATGTTTGAAAATCATTTCTATAGAGCTACTGAACATGTAAAAAAGGGTTCTTCCTTTAATTATGAGAATTGGTCTAAACCTAAAAGAGGATGGCGTAACCGTGGACAATTTCAGGAAGAACATGATTATAAAAAAGATGATATGGTTATGTTTAAAGGATTTTTCTATAGAGCTACTCAAGATGTAAAAAATGGTCCATTTGATATTAATGAATGGGTAGAATGCGGCCCAAATGGTGAAGTTCTCCTGGAGAAATAAACGGTTAATGAAATTTATTATAGAGGTTGCATTTAACCTAAATAAATTATATAATACAACTTAATATAAAAAGGAAAAAAGAATGAGAGATTACTTATTAGATTTAGTAGAACATACATATGATTTAGGTTGCATTGATTTAGTAAAAATTACTGGAAATGATACCGAAACCACTATAAATGGATTAGCTGAAGATCGAAGCGTAGTTGTACAGGCAAAGTTTAAAGATACAATTCCAGAATTTGTTGGTACATTTGGTATGCCTAATTTATCTAATCTTAAAATTATACTTGGCATTCCAGAATATCAAGACAACGCTAAAATTACAATAACAAAACAAGACCGTAATGGTGTAACTTGTCCTGTTGGTTTACATTTTGAAAATCAAGCCTGTGACTTTAAAAATGATTATCGTTTTATGACAAGTGAGATTATTGCTGAAAAACTTAAAACTGTTGGATTCAAGGGTGCAAATTGGAACCTTACTTTTGAGCCTACTATGGTTAGTATACAGCGTTTAAAATACCAAAGTCAAGCTAATGTTGACGAACTCTTTTTTACAGCTAAAACAGAGAATGGTGATTTAAAATTCTTCTTCGGTGATCATTCAACACATGCTGGAGACTTTATATTCCAACCTGGAGTTGAAGGAACATTAGCAAGAACATGGGCTTGGCCAGTTCGCCCATTTATTAATATTTTAGATTTAACTGGTGATAAAGTAGTACAATTAAGTGATGATGGGGCCGCACAAATTATCGTTGATTCGGGTGTGGCAGTTTATAATTATATTTTACCTGCTCAAAGCAAGTGACAACTGACATAACAGACTTAACTAGTAGCCAGAAAGATTATGCTATCTTTCTTCCGGCCATTAGTGGCTTTTTTGCCACATACATTGGTAAACAACGCGAAACTGGAAATTATGTAGACCCTGCTAGACTACCTACTGCATTTAACGAAGGTGTTGAAGGAATGAACTGGTTAAATGATCAACAAGGATATTTTAAGTATAAATGGAGTTTATATTCTGCAGGACATGCCAATTTAGATTTAAGCAAACCATGTGCTAAAGAAGATATGGTTAGACATCGCGATCGTAAAAATACTTTATTATTAGGAGACTCAGGAGGTTTTCAAATTGCTAAAGGCAGATGGGAAGGTAACTGGAAAGATCCTAATGATAGAGCTACTAGTAAAAAACGTAAACAAGTATTACAATGGTTAGAAGGTACTTCCGATTATGCAATGACATTAGATATTCCAACCTGGATTATACATGATAAAAATGCTGGGGCAAAGACCGGAATTCAGACTTACGAAGATGCTGTTAATACAACACAATATAATAACGAATATTTTATTAAAAATCGCACAGGTGGAACTAAATTTTTAAATGTATTGCAGGGTAGTAATCATCAAGAAGCAGATCAATGGTATGAGTTAATGAAAAAGTATTGCGACCCAAAACAGTACCCAGGTGAACACTTTAATGGTTGGGGTATGGGTGGACAGAATATGTGTGATTCACATTTAATATTAAAACGTATGGTTACTATGCTACATGACGGATTACTAGAACCTGGAGTACATGACTGGATACATTTCTTAGGTACATCTAGATTAGAATGGGCTTGTGTATTAACAGACATACAAAGAGCAATGCGTAAGTATCATAATCCAAATTTTACTGTTAGTTTTGATTGTGCTAGTCCTTTCTTAGCAACAGCAAACGGACAAATATATACTAATAATATTATGGAAGATCGCAGTAAATGGGTATACAAAATGCAACCAAGCGTTGATGATAAGAAATATTGTAGCGATACTAGACCATTTAGAGATGGAGTATTGCAAGATGGTATTTTTGAAGACTTCCTAGAAAGTCCAATATC